GTTTCTGACATTGGTATGCCTTTGTTAGCAGGAGTGCAGCCTTTTCGGTTACCAATGAAGCCCTGATGCAATGCTCGTTCTCTTGCGTTATGTCGCTGTTGATCGTTCCATTTATTGCCAAAGTTAGGATTATTGATACCTGTTATATCATGTTCTTCGTGCCATTTCGTTTTAGCAGTTGCAATTGACATTCTAGCAGAGTCTGTCCAGATTTTCCCTGATGTCCCGTCTCCACCGTCAGTCATATTTCTGAGTATTCCGGTACCTAAATCTTTTCTGCCATACTGTGCTATCAGCTTTTCCTCTAAATTAAATGCTTGTTGTTCGGTAAGATTTGTTTCTATTATTTGAATGCGATTTTTATCGACTGGCTTTGGTACATTACGTTGATTTTTATAAGCTCTACTACCTGAGCCCTTTCCAATGTAATACGGAGTTCCGTCTTCACGCAAGTATGCGTAAACATAATAAATAGTCATGCTGATTGCTCCTTTATAGCATTAGAGTAGTTGGGAATTCCCGTTCCGCGAACTACACTTTTATTTATCAAAATTGTTACAAAACGTTAGTACGTAAGTATTCATTTTTAGCCCCGATAAAAAGGGGCTTTTTTACGCCCAAAATTTGACAATAAATGGGTAACCTGCTATACTATAATCATAGTAAAGGAATAGATCATGACTTACACACTGTACCGAGTAGTCAACTACAAAACAGGTTTTCATCGGTCAATCATGTTCATGACCGACATGAACGGTGAGCGTATGGATCGTTTTTGGGACTTTGGTTCTATGGATGTGTTTGATGTAGCTAGGACTATCGAGACTTTCAATGAAATCAAAGTGTCAATTGAAAGTATTACAAAAACTGATTTCGTCAAAAAGTTCGGTGATCGGTTTACGATTTGACAATAAATCCAAAACCTGATACAATACTTGTATTGACACTGAAACACAGGACTAATAAATGATTATCAATCATGCTCCACAAAACGAAGCCATCATTTCTAATGTAAGTGAGGTTGGTGAGTTTCGTATTCGCAATAGTGCCAAGGCTTTTAACATCTTGAGTTCGGGTCTGTATGCTAACAAGATCCGTGCTATTATCCGTGAACTATCTTGTAATGCAGTTGACAGCCATGTTGCGGCTGGTAAACACAATACACCTTTTGATGTGCATCTGCCTAATGCATTAGAGCCTTACTTCAGCATCCGTGACTATGGTACTGGCTTGAGTCATGATCAGGTTACAAACATCTACACCACATACTTTGAGTCCACAAAGACTGCATCCAATGAATTCATTGGTGCATTGGGACTCGGTTCAAAGTCACCCTTCTCCTATACGGACAATTTTACGGTTACCGCGGTACAGAACGGTAAGAAGGGAATCTACTCTGCCTTCATTAATGAACAAGGCGTGCCATCTATCGCATTGATGATGGATGAAGAAACCACAGACCCTAACGGTGTTGAGGTTCGCTTTGCTGTAGCCGAACAACATGACTTTGAGAAGTTCCGTTTTGAGGCTAGGCAGGTGTACGAATACTTCAAACTGCGTCCTGTGGTTAGTGGCAACGCCGACTTCGAGTTTAAGGACCCTGAATACAAAGAAACAGATATTATTCCAGGTGTTCACTATGCCGATGGCAGTCGTAATAGCTATGCTATCATGGGTAACATTAAGTATCCAATTGACATTCCTAACAGTGACAAGGTGCTTGGTGTACTGCATGGTCTGTTGCAGTGCAGTCTTGTCATGGAATTCAATATCGGCGAACTTGACTTTCAAGCAAGTCGTGAAGGCTTGAGTTATATTCCTCAAACAATCGAGGCTATCAAAAAGAAACTGGAAGCATTGAATAATCAATTGGCAATTCATATTGCAGTTGAGGCTGACAAAATTGATAACTTGTGGGAACGAGCAATTTACTTGAGCAAGCGTCATGAGGACTATCTGTTTAAGCAGGCAGTTATCAAGTATCTAAAAGACACTAAGTTTCCGTTGTTGGATACTAACACAAATTATTGGAGTTTATTAAAGAGTTTTCCTCTTGAAACCAAAGAATTGGCTAGTAAGTATAACATTGTGATTCGTGGCTTTACCAAAAGCCGTAGTTATAATGTATGTTCTATTATTAAGCCAAAGTCTTCACATACGACTGTAAACGGCGTTGGTGTGTTGTTTGACGAATGGGATATCCGTGTAAGTGATAGCACTTACTTTGTGTTCAACGATACAAAAGTTGGTGCGTTGGAACGCGCAAAATTTCATTGGAAAAATTCCAAGTCAATTACACATAATTCAACTGTGTATGTGATCGAGGCTGCTGACAAGAAAAAGATGGTAGAGAAGGTTGCTTTCTTAACTGATTTGATGATGCCTCCTACTAAACAAATACTCAAGGCAAGTGAATTGCTTGAGAAGGAACGAGTAGGTTCGATAGGTGCTAATGTCACTATCATGCGATTGGAAGAAGGTCGTAGAAATACTTGGCGTGATCGTGGTCAGATGGTATGGCGTGATGCAGGTAAGGCAGATCAGTTTGATGATAACAAAACATATTACTACTTGTCACTAAGTGGTTTCAAGAGTCTTGGTCTTGTTGAAGATGTTAAGTGTTTGCAAGCACACTTGCACACTAGCAATATCTTTACTGATGATATCTATGGTGTTCGTAAGAATGACTTAGAATGGGTTAAGACACAAAAGAACTGGGTCAACTTGGATGAGTTTGTTGTGGGCAAACTGACACAACTGGGCCAAGCAGATGTAATGGGTTTGGTCAAAAAGAGTATTGACTGGAAAGAATTTTTTCAGTATAATGCTACTACTCATATAAGTAATGTTCATAGTCCATACTTAGTGTTGTACAACACATTTAAGGATGTAAATGAATCTGATCATAAGTTGCGTTTGAGTTTAGAGTGGTTGTGCCGTCAGTATAAAGTAACGACATCAAATAACATTGATCCAGGTGCTTTGATTGACAAATACACTAAAGAGGTTGAGGCTATTAAACAGCGTTATCCGTTGATTAAAGGTCTTAGCAAATATAGTGTTCGTGGTATTGATGTAGCGGAATATATTAACTTAATTGACACACAGAAAGGTGTTTGAAATGACCTATCCATTTATTGTTCAAGGTAATAACATTACAGTCGTTATTGGTAACAAACCATATACGATTAGTAAATCACACATCACCTATCAAAAGGTGTTGGATGCTATCAAGGCAGGTGACTGGGATACCGTTAAAGATATTATCGATCCTAAGAAGGTCGTATTGAATTACGGTCAAGGTAATGTGAGTGTCCAGGGCGAGAAGTTGTTCTGGAAGGGTAAGGAAATGCATAACGCATTGACTAAGCGTATGATTGCTATGTTGCAAGATGGTTTCCCAATCGAGCCACTAGTTTACTTCATGGAAAACTTGATGGAAAACCCAAGTCACCGTGCAGTGAATGAGTTGTATGGCTTCTTAGAAAAGAATGACTTGCCAATTACACCTGATGGTTTTTTCCTTGCTTACAAGAAAGTTCGCAATGACTACATGGATATCCATAGTGGTACATTCAATAACAGTGTTGGTTACATCTGTGAAATGGATCGTAATACTGTTGATGATGACAAGGATAATACTTGTAGCACTGGTTTGCACTTTTGTAGTCAAGAGTATCTAAGTCACTTTGGTGGCAGTGATAGTCGCACAATGATTTTGCAAATCAACCCTGCGGATGTTGTAAGTATTCCTCGTGATTACAACAATAGCAAAGGTCGTACTTGCAAGTATGTTGTTATTGGTGAATTGGGTGTTGATCCTGAGGAAGCATTCACTGCACCTGTGCAAGAAAATGCAAACACTGACGATTACAACGAAATCTAAAAGCCCCCGAAAGGGGCTTTTTAGTGGCTAAAAATGAATACTTTTATATCTTAAAAAAGTAAACTATAGTATTCATTTTATCCATTCAGGAACACTAGGACCAATACTTTATTTCATAATACATACTCTCAAGCTATTTTTTAATCTACCAATATTTGACAATAAATGGTTTTGGATATATAATAGAATCTTAAACAGTCAACAACAGGAGTTAAAATGGCTACTCATTCAGCAATTGGTGTGATGCATGGTGACAAGTGTAAGGCAGTCTATTGTCATTGGGATGGCTATCTTAGCCACAATGGTCGTGTCTTGCTGGAGCATTATTCTGACAGTGCAAAAGCAAATCACCTCGTTGCACTAGGTGACATTAGTTCGCTGGCTCCTGAAATTGGCGAGAAGCATCCCTTTAGTCCTTTTGACTTGCCTGAAGAAATGCGTAATATGACACAGGGCCAGTTTGAAGAAAAGTTTGGCAACATGACTACCTTCTATGGTCGTGACCGTGATGAGACTGGTGTTGAGTTTAAAACATTCTTCAACGATCAAGAATTGTTCGCCGGCATCGATGCAGAATACTTCTATGTGATGCATGACGGTGTCTGGTTCGTGTCTACTGGCGCTGAGTGGTCGTTGTTGAGCGAAGCAATCGCTAAAGAAACGGAAGTGGCATAATGAAAACATTGGAAAAATTAGTTAAGAAATTTGGTCTTGTTCAAGACAAGCGTTATAAGAAAGGTAAAGTTTTTCGTTTGAAAGGTGGCTTTCCTAATCGTGATGTCCTAGAAAAAATAGGATATGACCTGATATGTGTAGACAGTGTAAGCACAGTTTACAAATCTTGGACTGATGGTTCTGTTGTGTCCTCATCTATGTACAAAGGTGACTTTGCATTTGATGACAAGGCAAACAGTTCTTACAAATATGACATGTATTGAAAGTAGATATGGAAGCAGTAGTAGAAACAACAGTTTGGAGTGATAGCAATAATGCCAATCATACATACTTGCTTGACGGAAGCAAAATGGTTGCGTATATCAAGGTTGGTTCTACTACTCCTGTCTATTTCAAAAACCCGATCACAATCGACAAGCGTGGTCGTAAGTTTGTGTCAGTAAAGCCAAATCCCTTTAAGAAAATTAAGGAAAAGAGTACAATCATCAAAGTGTCAGGTAGTAAAGGTGCAGTATATTCTATCGACACCGAAGATAAAACATGCACATGCGCGGGATTTCAGTTTAGGTCGACCTGTAAACACTTACAGTTGCTGCCGTGATACCTTGCAAGGGGTGAAGGAGCAAAGAATTTTTTGCAATGCGGACATTCTGATTTTGTCCTATTTTTTGCCCTAAATGATTGAAGTTCTTTTGCTGAATTAGTTTGTTTCTTGCCGTACATAGGGTTAGCCATTCCTGAATTATCTTTTCCTCTAGTAGACATTGATCGTGATTTCTTTAGCTGGTCAGACTTTTCTTTACCGTACAAGTCCTCATATGATTTGCCCTTAAATCTCATAATTGCACGGGACGCTTGCGCTATCTTTTCAGAGTCTGAATGAGTTTTTCCGTACATACCATTAATTTCACCAAAACATCCTCCGCCGTCTCCGTTTTCTTCTTTTAAGTTAGCCCATTTTTTGCTATCAACTACGGACCATAATCTACTATAAAATAGGCCCCATGCTCTTATTGCTGATTTAGAAATACAACGGTGTAGTATTTTAGTATCATATGCATATCCGTGTTTTTGTAAGTGAAGATTCCATCTTGTTCCTGATCCTGTATATTTGTGTGGATCAAGTTTGGAAGTATAACCCAAATAGTTTAGGCCAGTGATTCTATGTGTCTTTACATAGAGGTAATAAATAGTCATGCTGATTGCTCCTTTTAAGCGTTAGAGTAGTTGGGAATCTCACCTCCGCGAACTACACTTATATTTATTCCAAACTATTGACAATTATTAAAATATACTATATAATATGATATTAATAGGAAATTTATTATGAAAGTAGCCTTGGCGTCGGACATCCATTTGGAGTTCCAAGATATCATACTGAAAAACACAGAGAACGCAGAGGTTCTTATACTGTCCGGCGACATCCTTGTCGCTGAGGACCTGCACAACCATCCTGAAATGGATTATAGTATGTACTCCAATGTCAATCTTGCTGACCTTGGTCGTAGACAAGCTGTTGCACTGCGCTTCCGTGACTTTTTAAAGCGTGTTAGTTTCCAGTTCCCACATGTTGTTTACATTGCAGGTAACCATGAATTCTATCATGGTAAGTGGAAAGCATCGTTGCAATACTTGCGTGATGAATGTGCCAAGTTTGCCAATGTCTACTTCCTTGAAAAAGAACTTAAGGTTATCAATGATGTAACATTCATTGGTGCTACATTGTGGACTGACTGTAATAAGGGTGATCCATTGACACTTCATGCATTGGCTGATATGATGAATGATTACAAAATCATTCGCAATGACGAGCATAATTACTGCAAGTTACGCCCTGCACATAGTATGTATCGTCACCAACAAACACTTGCTTACTTGAAAGCAGTACTTCCTGACATGAAAGATAGCAAGGTTGTGTTTGTAGGACATCACGCACCTACTAAATTGAGTACGCATGACCGATATAAGCACAAAGTACATGAACTAATGAACGGTGGCTACAGTAGCGACCTGAGTGAATTCATCATGGATCATCCTCAGATCAAATTGTGGACATGTGGTCACGTCCACGATCCTCATCTGTACTATATGGGTGATACTTTAGTGGCCGCAAATCCTAGGGGCTATGCTGGACACGACCCCGCGGCTGATTTGTTTGAATTGACTTATATTGATCTGGATAACATGCCAGAAAAATTCGACGGAGTCATTTGGACAAGAGAATAAATTGTATTATTTATAATTTGGACAATTTTCTCCGTGCCATCTGAAAAGTTGTGGAGTACCCATAACTTTTCTACACACTATACAACTTGCTTTGTATTTCCCTGGATCGAGTGTTCCATTGCGGCGCTTAGTATTCAGGGCCTTCTCTATACTTTCTTGCGTATTAGTATTAATAGTTCCGTTTTGAAGTCTAGTTTGTATTTGCTTTGATATACTTTCAGGAGTGGTAACGTTCATTTTTCCTAAGAGTTTTCTGGTTGCTAGCCCCTTCGCAATACTTTTCGGAGTAGTGTTATTCAGTGTTCCATTTTTCTTTTTGGTTGCTAAACATTTTGCAATACTTTCTTCAGTTTGGTGATTTAATCCTAATTCAGCTCTGGTCTTTATCATTTTATCAATGCTTTCTTTTTTAGGCCTAAGAGTACCATTTTTCTTTTTAGTTTCAATTGCTTTCTTTACCATATCACTCGTAGACCCACCGTCACCTGATTCAGGTTTAAGGTTAGCCCAATCTTTACTCCCCACTACCTTCCATAATTCACTATAATGTAATCCCCATTGCTTAACCTCATCATTTGTTTGACATTCTTTTAATATTTCCGTAGTAACATCATACCCATGCATCTTTATATGATTTGTCCATCGTATCCCGGAACCCTTATACCTATACGGATCTTGGGTTGTCTTGCATAGGTACTTTAACCCGGTTGTGTTATGGGTCTTAACCATTAGATAAATAGTCATGCTGGTGCTCCTTTATAGCGTTAGAGTGACTGGGGGAATTCAGGCTCCGCGAGTCACACTTTATTTAGTCTATTTTGTTTGAGTTAAAGTTTTTGGATATCTAATCGAAACAATATGTCCAATATATATTGTTGAACGATATTCAATATCATATAATCTATGTACATCGTGAAAACGATGAATTATTTAAAGGAAGCAAAATGGTATATACAATCAACAAGGGTACTAAAACCCACAAGTTGTTTTCAGCCTTGAAAGCTGGTGAGAAGATCAGTGCAAGTGAAGCACAACACCGCTTTGGTATCAAGAACATTGGTGCTGAAGCAAGCCGTATCCGTCAAGCAGGTTTCGCAGTCTATGCAAACACCCGCAAGGCAGGCAACGGTGTTCAGGTAACTGAATATGAAATCGGTCAACCAAGCCGCAAGTTGATTGCCGCAGGTTACAAGGCCTTGGCTTTAGGTCTAGTCTAATTTAAAAAGACTATGAATGAAAAGGACAGTAATGTCCTTTTCCTACTTGCATTTAATTCAAAAGTATGTTATAATAGTGTGTCGCAAATTATTTAGGAGCATTGTATGGGATTGTTTCACAACATAATGAACAAGCTAGGTCGTTATCGATTGATTCCAGATCGACAAACTGGCGAAGATTATTTGCATCGCTATTACTTGTTCCTAAAGGATCGTAAGTATTTCCCCTTCAATGTCACACTACACAAAATTGTTCGTAGTGATGACCCTATCATGCATGATCATCCCTGGCCCTATTTGACAGTTGTTCTTAAAGGTGGTTACTGGGAACATACTCCTGTCTTTAATGATG